TAATCTTACAGGCTCCCAACCCTCTCTCATCTTCGCAGACAAGTTACGTGGGTCAGCAGCATTAAGTGTAGAAACACGAATCCAACGGTACGAATACCCAGCCTGCTTGTCGGGCTCTGGGAGAAGGTCTGGGAGCTGCCACTGCTTTGGGCGCTCATTTAATTCTCTGGTATCTACTTCTCTACTAAGTTTGTTGCCAGCCATGTTAGGCCTCCATTTTTAAAAGTTCACGGACATATTGCTCTGGGGTAAGGCCAAGTTTTTTAGCCAACGCCACTTGGGTCGTTGTCAGCTTGACTTTTTTAGAAGCGGTGCTTCTTGTCGCAGGCGCCACTACCGTGCTGGGTTTTGCTTTCGGAGCGTCTTCCTTTGCTTTAACCGCTACTTCTTCCGGCTCATCAAATTCCTCTGGGAACCGTTTTCGCATTGTTGTGTCTAACGCCGCGTAATAATTATCAGATCCAATCACGACCCCCTGACGCTTTAGCTTTTCATGTAAGCCAAGTGCAGCTGCAGTCATTTCCTCGTCTTGTCCGAACCAAGGGTTATTTTCCTGCCAAGCCATGACTTTGTCGTCTGGTTTTGGTGGAGATTGGTACTGTTCCTCTCTTTGTACCTCAAATTTTTCTTCTTGTAAAGGGGGTAGTTTAAAATTCTTTACCTTGTCTAAACGCAAAGTTGCTTCTGTAATTGCCTGTTGGGCATCTAAAACCCTGTCAGAATCGCCAGAATCATAGGCTTCTTTGTAAGAACGTTTAGCCATTTCAAGCTGCATATCGGCAGAACCCTTCATTGCCGCGACATATTCTTTCTCGCCGTTAGCAATCATATCCTTCATGCGCTTGTTTTCTGCCATTAACCTTTCGGCAGCTCGTAAGGCTTCCCTTTGCTCTCGTTCAGCTGCGTCCGCGCGTCTGCGTTCGTCATGCCAAACTTTTTTCATCTTAATTACTTTGTCTTTGGCTTCAGCGCTGTATTTATCCAGCTCATCTACCTCAACTTCTAGCTTCTTGACCGCATCTGGGTCCATAGCAGGTCGGCGATTACGGTCCTCTGGGGGAGTATCGTCTTCAATCTCGATTTCTAGCTCTGGTTCTTCCTTTTCTACGGGTTTACCCTTAGCTTCTACTTCATCAGGAAACTCATATTCTACTTTTTCAAATTCAGCCATGTCCGGCCTCCTTAAATAAATTTACGTTTAATGCCACGCGGATCTTGCACAATTGCTTCCACAGAGTCATCGTTAATAATGCGGAATTCACGGTCATGTATAACTAAACGTGTACCTGCATTAGGGCGCACAAGGATAAAATCACCCTTTTTACACCATGGGCCGTTGGGGAAACGGGTTGGGTCTTTGTAACAATCAGGTCCCATATCCACTACAAACAGCACAGTGGTTAAGAGTTCGTCATGTCTACGTGCTTCGTCTGATTTAATAATGCCGCTGTCATACGCTTCTTCAGCTTCGGGAATTGCACATAAAATGCGGTATCCCTGTGGAATCGGTAGTTGTTTTGCTCGTTCTTCCACTTCTTTGTTTAGCACAGCCGATAGGTCCACCGCTTGGCTAAGGTTTAGTTCACTCATTGTCCGAGTTCTCCAGGTTTTGTTTGAGGTCTAATGTGTAACCACGTGCAATTAGCAGACCTCGAATCTCGCCACACGTTTTTTGGTACCCTACATAGTCTTCAGCCTGTCCGCTGGCTATCCAATCTTTTAGTTGTTCAACTTTCTTATCTAGTTCGTCTACTAGAACGTCAGTTACATTCATTAGTCACCTTTCTTTTTAGTTGTTGCGTGTTTGTGGGCATTGTCTAGCCCTTTAGCAAACAATTCTTTATGCTGCTTTGTTTCTTCATGTTTTCTATTTGTGTAGTTCTTTAACAAGTCAACCCCGGTATTAACCAATAATGATTTCTTCTGTGCGGCTTGGTTCATTAATGCTTTAGCCCCATCAATTTTGGCTTGGGTTTGAATCCGTTGTTTTTCTACATCAATTTGAGCCATTTTAAGTTGCGCATCAACAGCATCTTTCTTAGTCTTGCGTTGTTGTTCAGCAGCTTTAAGTTGTAACTCTTGTTGTTGCATTTGGACAATTGGATCTTGGGCCTGTTGTTGCGCCTGTTGTTGCTGTGCTTGGGCTTGATTCTGCTGTAACAATTGAGTGGCAGCTTGCGCCAACATCGGAGCCAAACGAGCCTCAACTTCTGGGTTCATGTTTTGTTCTTCGCCAGCCTCGTCATACTGTGGTGGCAAAGTCATACCTAGTTGTTGTTCAATTTCAATACGGTACTGGAACCCTAAGTGCTCATTAACGTGCGCCATCATAGCTGCTTGAAATTGCGGAGCCATTGGGTTGCCTTGTAGCAACTGAACAATTTTAGGATCTTGCATAGCAGACATATGTACAGCAATATGTGCTTTGTGGTCTTGATAAGCAAAAGCTTTGACCGGTTTCATCATTAAGACGTTCTGATTCTCCGAAACTGGATCTTGCGGTTTTTGGTCTTCCGCCATTGGGATAAGTTTTTGTGCATCCTTGATCCCCAAAACATCGAGCATCTGTCTATGGAGAAGCGGGAGGTTGTATAGTTGGGGTGCCCCTTGCGCCAGTTGAAGTACTGCTTGGTACTGGACAATCTTTTGTGCCATCGTTGACGCATTGGGATCCGACACCGGAATGACATCAACATTTTCATAATCGCTCTTTTTAGCGCGGCGCGAACCCTCGGTTGGCTCATAGTCATACTCCTCAGGGGTGTACGCAGCAATGATGCCTTTTAATAACTTAAGTTCTTGCTTGAGGCTATAGTGAATACGAGCTTGTACAGCTGACATCACCTTCAATGTGCGTTCTAGAATTGCTAATGTAGTACCAACTGGTGCCTGACCAGACATATCGCTAATCTGTAAGTCGGCAGTGTTAGCAAAGCGGCGACCTTCTTCTACGATCTGATTTAACAAAGTCATCAGTGTTTGGCTTGGCTCCTTATATGGGAGCGGCATGATGTTGTCTTTCATTGCCCCACTAGGTACGTCTACGTCACGGAATTCGCCTGGAGCTATCGGGGTGTCGTCTCCCTTGACACGCAATCCACGGGTCTTAAAGCCACCTGGCAAGTTTGCAAGTGAACCAGCGTCAACAAGCTGCCTAATAAGAGACGTTCCTGATTTGGCGAAAGCGCCAATAAGATGCACGAGGCCAAAGCAATAGAAGCCAAAACCCGGAATATAACCGTAATGTACGAAGTGCTGGCGTTTAGTATTTTTCTTATCATCTGGTTCCCAATTTCTGCGGATAGAAAGAACTTCTAGACTACCCTTTTCAATAGTTACGATGTAAGGCAAAGCGATACCAGTGGGCTCACCGTCTTCGTCAGTGTGCTCGTGCCCTTTTAAATCTAAATTGGCATGAATCTCTAATAGTTTGTATCGATCATCTGAAGTAGCACGGAACCCTAGTTTCTCGGCAATCTTCTTCTCTACTTCGTCCAGTATGTTATCTGGCTCTCCAAGATCTATATCTCTATAGAATCCTGCTATTTGTAGTTGCTTTACCTCGTTTTCTGTCTTGCGCATCACATGAGTAATACGATCTGCAGATGCTAGATTACTAGCTCCATACGGGACAATAATGTCTTCCGCTGGTACAAACATTGATACCTGACGATCCATAGTAGGGTCAAAATAAACTTTTTTAAATGCATTACCAGATAAACCCAAGCCCCACAACATACGCTCGGTTTCAGGTCTGTACTCAGACATTACATCTGTTAGCTGAAAATTCATGTCATCTTGGACACGTTCAGCAGCTGCTTTTTTCTGTGGTGTTTCTTTACCAATAATTTGAGTCTTAACTGGACCAGCAGCAGGGAAAATAGACATCATGGTTTCAGCTTGGAATTTAACCAACGCTTCGCTCATCAGTGGGTGATACACACCACACGCGCCTTCCCATGGCTCACTACGTTCTTCAATCTTTAAACCTAATAACTCTAAACCATCTACGTATGTTTGAATCCAATCTTTACGAGAGGCTATGTCACCTTCAACATCTCCTATTAAGTCGCTAGCAAGGCTAGCTAATACGCTTTCATCTATTTCTTCAGCAAGGTTGGCATTGAACTCATCATTAACTTCTTTACCCGGTTCAATTTCAATCTCCATACCGTCTATACCAATACGGACCGATTCTGGATCCTCGATCTCAATCTCAATAGGAACTTCTTTTTCCGCAAGAGCTTCAATACCCTCAGGGGCTTGGTATAGTGCTTTATCAATTGCCATAATTATTTACCTTAATAGTATCCAGCATGACGCTTGGATTTAAATTCTCTAACTTCATCGGCTAAGTCTGATTGCAAAGGAATAAAGCCGCCCTTACGATATCTCAATAGCGCCTGTGACATCGAGTCTACCATGTCATCGTGTTCTCCAGAAGGGAAACTTGCTACTTCTTCAACCAACTCTTCTGCCCAACTTGTATTAGGCACCCACACCCTGCCACTAGCAAAAATATCTGCTACTGCATTTAATCTTGCAATTTTATCATTACCACGACTTGGAGTAAATTCCTGTACGGGTATACCCATAGCTCGAAGTTCAAATATCAACGGAGAACCAGCAGCTTTGGCTTCTACAATCAATGCGTCAGGATCCCACTCTTTGTACTCTGCATACGCTCGTTGCTTTAACTCAGGAAATTCCATTCGTTCCTTAAAAGCATTAAGAAGTATGATATTTGGCTGTTCCAAGCCTGTTGCGTCTGGTTGGTAAAACACTCCCCAAGTCGTACAAGCACTGTAATCTGACCGTTCTGTCTTTAAAAACGCTGTATCCCAACTTTGGATTAAAAACTCGCATTGTGGAGGGTCATCATGCTCCCAAACTTGCCACCACTCTCGCTTAATAATCGCCGAAACGTCTGAAGTTGGCTGCTGCATATACTGAGCCATCCATTTACCTGCAGGAAGTTCAGCTTTTAGGGCTTCTAATTCAAGTTTTGACCAAAATTCAGGCCAAAGTGGCTTTCCAGACGGC